TTTTTGATAAAGCGTATATTCTTGTACTGTCATAGCAGATACAAAGGTCAAATCTTTAATGATTGTTTCTTTTAGTGTATCTGTATCTATGTCTGGTATTTTAGTTAAATCTGTATTGTCTTGCCAACTCTGCCATTGGTCATCAATTGTCATATCTTTATTCCACGAATATCCCATAGTATTAATATATCACAAGTGATTTAAAAAGTCAATGGTGTGTTATTTTATATGCCATTTATGATCTTTTTCGCCTATTTTACCCTTAGGCATGATATTCCATGCTAAACAATATCTATTCATATCTGATTCGTTTGTATCTGTGTCATGTACAAGCCTTGAAGGAAATATAAGTAAATTGCCAGGTGTAACCTTTGACCAGTGTATTGCACCGTTAATATCATTCCAACGATAAACATCTGGTTTTATTGTAGGACTTAATTTATCTTCTTGGTCATTTTTGATAAAATTTATTTTACCTGATTTTTCGTCTGATTGTAAGTAATAAACACCACTCATATAACTATTGTGATGATAATGTGCCTGTGCAAAATCACCTTTTTTATGTTTCATAACCCAGCTGGCAATAATTTCTAATTCAAAAGGATTTTGTGAATAGAGGTCTTGTAAATAAAACTTTGTACGGTCTATAATTGTTTCTTTTAGTTCTTTAAATATTTCATCATCTAATATATCATGGTTTTTGCTAACACTACCATTGTCTTGTTTTACTCTTATATACTCTAATGTTTTTACATAATCTAATAGTTCTTGTTTTACACCAATATTTTCCTCTTGTAAAACCTGAGGCCAGAAATAATGTATTTTTTTATTGCCTCTAATTTCTTCCATGTTCTTTCACAGCCTTTTTATATCTAGTCATATCTTTCTCTGCCTTTTTATAGGCTCTATCTAACTTCATCTTAGAAACGTGTTCAGTAAATGTTCTTCCTAAAATGTGATCTGTTTCATGTTGGAATATTCTACTCATAATACCATCTAAATGGCCTTCTTGTAAATCACCATTCTCGTCTTCATACTTTACTACAACTTTTCTTGGTCTTGTAATATTTAAAAAGACAAAAGGAAATGTTAAACAACCCTCTTTCATCATAATGGTTTCATCACTAGCTGAAACAATCATAGGATTAAAACAAGTCATTTTCAAACCATTTTCTATTTGAGGGTGGTTACCTAATACAAACATATTAAACGGAAGACCAACTTGATTACAAGTTAAACCTATACCACCAAACTTTGACATACAATCATACATCGAGTCAGCCAATTCTTTTCTAGTTTCAAAACCCTCATCTTTTAACATCTCATTTGTAAATGGTGCTATTGCGTGTTGTACTCTTGGATCAGATGGTGGTATTAATTTTAGTTCTTTCATTTATTGCCCTATGTAATTTATGTTGATATTTATTCTTTGTTTAGTATCTGTTTGTGATACACTTTGATGTGGTTTTTGTCCATGAAATAATAACATTCTGTTTTCTATTGACTCAATCTTTGTGCCATCATCAAATTGTGTATAGCCATTATTTGTATTTACTGAATATACACCTGTTATATGATCTACATCGTAATCAATGTGTACACCATGTTCAATCTGACTTGATGATTTAGTAAACAAGTTAGATTTAATTCTTATAATATCTTTTATATTATAGTATCCTATACCATTTAATAAAGGAAGGCAACACTCCTTGAAATAATCAGATTTCACTTTGTTGTTATAAAAGAAACGATGTATAAAATAAAAGTTATCGTTGTCTTCTTCCTCAGCTACAAAAGGTATATAAAACCAAGGAAAGTTAGTATCTAAATGTACTCTTTTTAGGTCTTCAAAGGCTGCCTTTGGTAAAAAATCGTCTATTACTTTGTAATCTTCTATCATATTGGTGTTCTTTCTGTAGATAACTCTTCTACATGAAATACTTGTATTAATCTTTCATCAACCATACTTATGTTATCAAAACCATGGTAATACTTTGAATCATATACAACTAATCTATTATACTTACCTTTTACTTCTAATGTTTTTGTAAAATTAGAATTATGTAATGCCTGTCTTTCTAAGTATAAATCTTTTTCTTTTCTATCTATATAAAATTGTCTTCTTAATTCTATATCGGATGCAAACTCATCATAGACTTCTGGTTTATCATAGAAAGAAGTACCTACATCACAATGAGGTGATAGATATAATACACCAACTAGTTTACTTTCGTTACTGTCGTTATGTATCCAGCCTTCACTATGGTGTTTGTCAAAAGGATAAGCTTTGTCAAAACAAGTATCTACTTTCCATCTTAAATTTTCTTCCTCTACATTATAGTATATTGAAAACAACTTATGATTAAAGAAATGAAACAACTCTGAATTTATTTCATGTAAAGATTTTGTTCTTTTACCTGGAAAACCACCTTTTGTAGTTTGTTTAAACTCTTGTTGTAATGCCAACCCTCTGACTTTATCTGGATTGCCATAAAAGTTATCAACTATTGTTATTGGGTATTTCATTTTTTGGTTACGTTTACATTAAAAGAGATAGCTATTCTTTTATTTGTCATATTAGTTTCTACACCATGTCTTAGATTAGCAGGCCACATTAAAAGTAATCCTTCTTTAGGTGGTACATTCCAAATTGAACTATTGTAACAATTATAACTATTAAAGGGTAAATCAGCTAATATATTATGATCGGCGTCAGCGTCATAAAAATTTATTTGTGAACTACCTGGATCAATATCAATATAAAAATTACCACTTATTACTGAACCTGGCGTATGCGTGTGTGAGTCATGTGAACCATGTTTTTGCATATCTGATACCCACCAATCTACCAGACTAATGTTTATTTCATTTTGTTTTACATCTAATACTTTTAAATATTCTAATGTTTGTTCATATACAAAATCTGTAAATGGTAAAAATGTTTCTTGGTACTTTTTTCTTAGTGTATTATCAAAGTAACTTGTTCTACCTATCGGGTAATCTTTATGTGGTTGTACTTCACTTAATATCTGGTCACAATGACCTTTTAAACTATCTGATAGTTCTTTGTTATTTACATGATGTAAATATGTTGAAAATAAATTCATTAAGCCCTCTCTAATCTAGTAAAGTTTTTATACTTCTCAAACTTAACTATGTTTGTAAACTTATCAAACAATATATCTCCCTTATGTGATATTATAAAGATGTTCTCTTTTTCAAATTGTTTTATTATTTTAAAGAAATCATCCATACCTTGACCATCTAAACTACTATCAAATATTTCATCTAGTATTAATAGATTTGTATTTGTACTGTTTTTCATTTTAGCTATTTGTCGCCAAGTAAATAGTAAGGCAAGGTCTATTCTCATCTTCTCACCTTCACTAAAGTTATTATAATTAAAGTTATCTCTAAATCTACTTTTGATTGTTTCGTTAAACTCTTCATCTAAGTTAAAGTTAACATAAAAATCCATAGATTGTAGATGTTGATTAATTAATGTATTCATTATTGGTAAATACTTCTTAATAATCTGTGCCTTAGCACCTTTGTCGTTTAATATCTCTCTTAGTATATCTACATAACCTTTTTCTTCTTGTACTTTAGATAGGTTTTCTTCAGCTTCTTTTAGATCAATAGCCATATTCTCTAAGTCTTTCTTTATACTTTCTATGTCTATATTACCTTTTTCAGATATTTGTAACTCTTCGTGTATATCATCACTATATCTTTTAATATTCTCTAATGATGAGGTTATTTTAGCAATCTCAACATTCATATCATTTATTTTATTTGATATAGAAGAAAACTCGGTGACTTTAATTTCTGTCTTAGATATTTCATCTAGTAGTTGATTTATACCAGATTCTAATTTAGTAATATGTTTTTGTTCGTGGTCACATTTACTAGTTTTTAAATCTACATCTATTGTTTGTGTACAAGTAGGACAAGTATCATTGTCTTTAAAAAACTGGAGTGTTTTTCTATGTGAGTTTAGATTAGTTTCTATCTGAGTTTCTAATTTTTGAAGTTTATTTAGCTTGATGTCATGGTCCATTCTGTCTTTTATCTTCTCTTTTGACACGGCTATCTCTTCATTTAACTTTTGTATCTTTTTCTGATAATTCTTCGTATCCTGATCGTTTTTATCTAGCGTTTTCTTTTTATAGGTCTGGAAGTCTGTCCCTTGGTCTTCCAGTGATTTAAGATGTTTTGCTTCAGTTTGATACTTCGTCTTAATCAATTCACATTGGTGGCGTACCTCCGTTAACTTTTTTTGTAAATCACTCTGTTGAGAACGTAAAATCAAGTCCATTAAGCCAAAAACTCTGATATCAAGTATCTCTTCAACAACTTCTCGTCTATATCTTGGTTTCATCTTCATAAATGGCTCATATGATGAAGAACCTAATAAAACAACCTGTAAAAAAGAACGATAGTTTAATTTCATTATATTTTTTTCTAGGTATTTTTGATAGTCAATAGTACTTGCGTCTTGGTTTAGTAATTTACCATTGCAATATATCTCAAAGCTGTTTGGTTTTATTGTTCTAATAACTTTATATTGTTTTGTACCAACATCAAAATCAACTTCTACAATACAATCACCATTGTTAATAGTGTTAACCATTTGTTCTTTCTTAATCATACGAAATGGTTTGTTAAATAAGACGTAACACAAGGCGTCAAGTAGTGTAGATTTACCACTACCATTTTTACCTACTATTAAAGTTGTATCTGACTTATTTAAATCTACTTCTATTGGTGTATTACCTGTAGATAAAAAGTTTTTATATCTTATTTTCTTAAAAGTAATCATCTATCCTGTCTAAATTATTGTTATCATTTAGTTCGTAAGTTAAATTACCACTAACAGATATTCTTGTACAATCAGTTTTAAAAGGTGCTACTGAATGAGCTGTTAATGCTGGAAATATTATCATATCTCCTGACTCTGGATAATGATGATGTGCATTTGTAGCCCATTTAGGACGTGATTCTGTACCATAATCAAATGTAATACTACCTGGACCAGCACTTGTTCCTTCAAACTCTTTAAACTCTTTTCTTAATTCATCGGGTACATCTAAGTAAACAACAAAAGAAAAATCACCACCATGTATATGTGGTGGATTCCAATCACCAGGTTTCATAAAGTTTACCCATAATGACCTGCCAACATATCTAACTTCTTTACCTTTTGATCCATGAAAGTCAACATGACCTTGTCTGTACATCTTAAATATTGGTTGTGTCTTTTCATAAAACTGGCCAGCAACCTCATCTGTATATTTAAACTGATATTTTAAATGACCAGCTAATTCTTTATTAAAGTTTTCTTGTTGTTTTCTAGCCTCATCTAACATCCATAATCTAAGTTCCTCTGTTATCTTTGTTTGCATAACAAAAGGTCCCCAATGATAATATTTGTATTCTAATTTGTACTCTTCGTCCATTATTCACCTGCCTCTGTATAAAGGTCTTTTGCAAAAGCTTTTAACTTTTGTTTATCAACGTCTGTTTCTATTTGATCTATGTAATTTTCTAAAAATGTCATAGTATCTTCTCCTTGTTCTAATATATTATCACTTACTGTTGTATTTAAATCTGTAGGATCATCTATTATTTGTAATTCATGTACGTTAGTATTGTTATAAAACTTTTCTATAAATGTATTGTACATATTTTCATCAGTTTTTTGTGATATGAATACTTTAACAAAACACCTTTCATAATCAGTATAATCAAAATCTAAGTAATTGTTTTCTTTATCATTGTATATTATCTTCTTATGAATTTTTATAGGATTAGATATACGTTCCAATTCTCTTGTTTCTGTATCAAATATATGAAAGCCTTTAGGACAACCATAATCTGACCATGTTATTTCGTATTGTGTGCCTAGGTAATACACTCTACCATCATCTGATTTTTTATGAAAGTGGCCAGATATAACTTTTTCAAATTTAGTAAATTGACTTTTATCTAAACCGTGGTCGTTATAAACTCCTTTGTGCATTTCAAAACCTTTAACTTCTAAATGACCCATAGCTATTAATGATGTTGAATTATCTATCTTGTAAATACTATCATCATAATTATCATCACAAATCCAAGGTAAAAACAATATATCTAAATTGTCAAATGTAACCTCAGTTGGTCTTGTATATACTTTAGCCTCTTTACTAATACTTAAATTAGACATTGCATTTATTTCATTGGTATTCTTATAGTAAGTATCGTGGTTACCAATGATAATATGTGTATCTAGTTTCATTTCATCTATCTTGTCCCAAAATACTTTCTTAAAGTTATGTGCTGTATTATGGTTAATAAACTTTCTTCTATCAACTACATCACCTAAATGAACAAGTGTGTTTATGTTATGTTCTTTTAAATAAGGAAAAAACAATTCATTGTAAAATCTATTTTGATACTCCATAAAAGCTGGACTATCGTTTCTACAACCAAAGTGTGTATCGTTAAGAAGTGCTATTTTCATATATGTTTTCTTTCAAGTATTTGTACAATGATTTTTGTTTTTTACCTAATTCATTCCACTCATTCTTTTGTTTTACTAGATATTCTGTAGCTGTTACAATGTGTTCTTTTGTTAGTTCTATGTCGTATTCTGGTCTTAAATCAAATTTAATTTCTGTAGATAAATCTGTAGCAAAGTATCTCATACCTGTAGCAATGAAATTAAATCCTTCATGTTTTGGATATTGTCTTTGTATCATTCTATCGGTAATAGCATGAGTAAAACCATCTGTAAATCTAACAAACTCATTTGTATCTATGTTCTTTTCATACTTTCTATTTTGTACGTCAACCCAATATTGAGTATCACTTCTATGTGATAAGGCATAATGCATTGCAACAAATTCAGCAAATGCTCTAAACTTATCTTTTACTGTTAAGTTATAAGTATCTCTATCAAACTGGTTTACTTCACCTCTGTTTATAATTCTTATTAAATGTAATAGATTATCATGTGTTGTAAATAAACTATTTGATTCTAAAGGCTCGATAAAACCAGACGACAATCCTATTGCAACAACATTTTTACTAAATGGTCTGTTGATAGTACCTGGTGTAAATTTTATATCTTTAAATTTTAAATTAGTATGATTTAATCCTTGTGATTTTAAATGTTCTTTAAATTCTATTTCTGCCTGTTCTCTGGTAACATACTTATCTGAATAAACATAACCAGCACCCATTCTACTATACAATGGTATATTCCAAACCCAGCCGTTTTCTATAGCTGTACAATTAGTATATGGTTTTAAATCTTTTTCTACTTCACCATAACCGTACTCTATATGTGTTGCTAATGCTCTATTGTTTGGTAGTATATCTTCATAACTAGTAAACTCTTCTTTTAAGTTTTCTTGTATTAGTAATCTTTTAAATCCTGTACAATCAATAAACAGATCAGCATAATACTTACCATTTAAATTCTTAATGCCTCTTTCATCTGTTTCTACCTCTGTAATATCTTCTACTATATGTTTGACATTTTTACATCTATGATTTTTTAAGTATTGACCAAACTTGATAGCGTCAAAATGATAAGCACAATCTCTATTAAATAAGAAGTCTGGTATATCATCTTTTGCAAAAGTATTATTGTTTATTAAACCCATAATTGAACAATACGAGTCTGCATAATCAGAAACATCTAGTTCTCCGTTTAAGGCGTCTTTTCTTAATACCCAATCATTTAATCCATTTGCTGTATTATCTGTTTTTGGTTGTTGAAAAGGATAGTGAAATGCACCAGCTCCCTTTTTATAAAAGTCTTCAAATCTAATACTTAATTTATATGAAGCGTCTGTATGTTTCATAAAATCAGTATCTTTGATTTGTAATAAAGATAGCCAATTATTAATTTTACCTATCGTACTTTCACCAACACCAATGATAGGCGCATTTGGTGATTCGATTAGTGTAATTTCTTTTTTAGGAAATTGATGTGATAAAGTAGCAGCCGTCATCCAGCCTGCTGATCCACCACCAACAATAATTATTCTATCAGTTTTCATTATAAAAAATATTCTAGTGTCGATTTCTTAACTGTTTTCTTTTTTCTTTCTTTTTTGACTTTTTCTTTAGCCACCACAGAATCATCTATAGTAGTATTTTGTCTTAAAAATTCTGAGAATTGATTTCTAAACTCCCTATCTTCACCTGGTTGTAATGTCATATCATCATAGTTGGCGTCTATTATTAATTTATTCTTAATTGTAGTTTGTTTTTTTTCTTTCTGTATTCTACGAATAAACGCATAGTAGATAATTTGTGTAAAGTAGGCAAAGGGGTTGTTTGATTTATCTGGATTAAAGTTATCCAAATATTGCAAACAGTTTTCAATTCCGTCGGAAATCATGTCGTCTTTAAACGTATAGTTTATAAAGTTAGGTCTATACGATAAGTGGTTTGCGATTTTTAAGAAACAACTACCAATATAATCTGTTACAGGTGGTTTCTCCTGTTTTGCTTTTGCAGCCTTTTCAACAGCGTTTTTGTAACCAATCATGGCCTGCAAAAACTCTTTATTATTAACGTAATGTTCTTTTTCTTTTTTTGATCTCATAATATACTCACTATATCATTATTTTTTGTTTTTGTCAATGTTCATTGGAGCATTGACATTTGAATAATTTTAGTTATAATAGGCGTGTCGCCTGTGATAAGGGCTATTAGGTACTAATTAAGTACCTTCTTAACATCTCTAAAACTATTAAATATTTCATTTAATTTCTCATTCTCTTCATCGGACAATTCATCATTTCGGAACACATTGTCGTCTATTTTCTTTTCTAGTTTATCATAATCTTTGGAAAAATTAGCATAACTTTTACTCATCTCATCTGTAGCATTTGTTATTGTTATAATTTTATCTTTAGGGATAGTAATAACAATATCATGTGTGTAAGCCGCCCACTTCA